ACCGCACTTTTGGTAAGCGTAGCTGTTACTAATCATGAGCATCAAACTAAAAAGGCACATCGCCATCTTGAACACGATTGACCTCCTTAGGATATGTGCCACCTTCAGGTTTCCAGTTATCTTCAGATAGGCTAATTAAGCTGCCTTTAGGCGTTTGCTTAGTCCACCCTGCAATCTTGAGTGTTTGTCCTGCTTTGTAGTCCTCGGAAAGCAATAGAGTGCCTTTCCAGTCTGGTGACCTCTCATGCTTCTTTTCGTTTTGAAATAATACGCCTTTGCCCATCTGGGCAATATGTCCGTTAGCCATTGTTGATTTCCTTTCTAAATTCTTGGACTCTTGATAAAAACTTCGCTGTTGTATTGCCATCAAATGTTTTTGTATAGGCTGCATTGCAATCTCTTAAAGCGTTAATCTTTTTAAAACGCTCTTCATCACTGTATCTTTTTGATTCGTGGATTTTGGCGTGCAATTCTGCAAAACCATCAATCCAATCTTCACGAGATAAATAAACTGCATAAGGTTCGTCTGATCCTGGAATGTTTAAGGGAATACCTAAATCACTCTTAAGGTTTTCAATCGTGATAGGTTCATCACCAGCCTTAACTGTGACAACTGGTGAAACTACCTCAACTTTGCCCATCTCTTTAGGCGGTTCAAAATCCGCTACTTCTTCTGGGCTATAGAATCCTGTAACTGATCCTGGATAGACACTTCTAATTCCTTCAGAAATGCAACGAGATCTAAGCATTGCCCTTGGAAATTTTTGCCATCCTGACCCTGGTTTAACAAGCCCAATTCTTTGAGCCTGCTCAATTGTCCAGCTAACCGCAAGTTCTCCGCCATTAGGGTGGCTAAATACTCCTGTGACCTTCTCATCGGTATATTCCTTCCATGTGACTTTACCGCCAGCGTTTTGAAAGCGTGCCAGCATTGCGTCTGCCTTGAGAGCTGGTCTGCCCTGAATGATGTGAAAGTCACGAGCAGCCGTAGCTGGATGTAAACCTTCTGCCTGTGCTACTGCCATGAGAGCAAGAACAGAGTTCTTATCCTTCATGCCGAACAAACCTGAAGCTGCGATAGCGGATGCCATCTGCTCCATGTCTGAATACGCTACTAAATTACTCATGTTAATTTCTCCAAAATAGTTAGGACTGTGTCTATGACAGAGCTGGCTGTCATCACCCATACTGCGAGATCTATGTTATTCATTTGACTAAGAACCTCCGAGATCCTGGCACTTCCACGACAAACTTCTCGTAGATGTCTGGCATAGCTTGCTTAAAGAGTGTGGTGTCAAACTTCTTAGCGGGTTTGCTGTTGCGCCAAGTTATTAAACAATTACCAGAAATGTCTAATAACTCCGATTTGCCTCCCATTTCGTTGCGGATTGCGACTTCTCGTGCTTCCGCAAGATCCTCCAAATGCTTAATCTGATTCTTAAGATCTTTAAGTTCACTAACCAATAATTCATACTCACGAGTAGCCACAATCGTGCCGTCATCTGAGTGCGGATACATGATCTTAGTTTGCTCAACAGTTTCAGCGGGAGGTAATGTGCCAGCCTTACAAAAACCCCACACTTCTGCCATTTTCTTGATGAGATCATCTTTTTCAGTGTCCGTGATGTTAAAGCGGAAAGTGCAAAACTCTTGTCCACCAAATAACACAGCAAGGACAATATCAGTAACACCATGACAAGCTGCTTCGTGAACGAGCTGTGCATAGTCAGCATCAGGTATCCGATTAGTGTCAGTATCAAATTTGCTACGAACGCCAGCGTTGTAGTTTTTAGCTTCAACAAGTGTCTTACCATCACTAGAAATGAAATCAAAATGACTTCTAAACCAATCGTGTTTTGGATGAGTAATGGCGTAGTCTGCATCTTTTAACTCCATGCGTAGGCGATCACTAGCTAAGCGACCAATGGTAGGTTGCATAACATGACCCATCTGCACTGCTTCAATATGGGATAGGTCTGGCAGGTCTTTCTTGCCTTGCTTCTCAAGAATGACATCCACCATCTTGCCATTGGCTACCTTGCGACTGTCACCGCTCCAAATAGCACTGTTGCGTATTGCTGATTCAAACTCTGATCTATCGTTCATTCCATCATCTCCAATGTAGTAATTAGCATAGTGCGGTATGAATTTATGTGATCTTCCAATCTGCCAATATTTTCTTCATGCAATTCGTTCTGCTTCTCATAAGCACGAATTTCATCAATGAGTTGGTCAATCTCATCCTCTTGCTTGGCGATAATCTTTTTAAGGTTCTCGACCTGCTTATCTTCATCGGGCTGCTTTTTACGATTCTTTGCGTCTTTTTCAAGTTGCTTGTTAAGTTCATCAAAAGAAATGGTTGTCTTTTGGTCAGGCGTGAGCGGAAACGCCACATCTTTCTGTGCTTTCATTTAAAACTCCTTGTAGTTAGGTTTAGTTATCTACCAAATGGAATGGTAGAGAGGTCATCTAAATCTTCAGGTGCATACTGAGGATTAGGATAGGGTTCAAACCACTTGGCGTTGATGCCACAGCCACTAGCGGTTAAATATTCACGCTCTATGCGGGCGTAAAAGTATTTGGGTTCTCCCGTAACGGGATCGGGGCGTCTTGTGTTTAAGCAGTAGCCCGTGCTTTGCTGGTAATGCAAACAGTCTTTACAGAGTTGCATGATTATTCTCCAATTAAATAGTTAGGTCTTTACTACAATTACAACATTACAGCATTATTTTGATTAGTGCAATAGTTTTATCAATCTGTTGTTTTTTTATCGGGGTTCTCTTGGGGCTGGAGAGGCGTAATGACATAGCCCCCTCTGTCAATGTAGTAAGGCTTGCCAAGCTCTTTGGCTTCAATTAACCGCCTCGCTTCCATGCGTGCGTGTGTGCGATACCACTGCTCTGCATCTTTTTCTGCTTGATTCATAGATTCCCCCACTGTTGTGCCATAGCATCGGCAATACCTTGAAATGTTTTGTTTCTCATCTTTTCCCTTTCTTTAGGCGGTAAACAACTACTGTCGTAATACCACTGTGACATCCTTTTACCACTCTTAGCTACCCATATTTTTCCTTTATCAACGATGTTTGTGGGTTTTAATGCTGGCAACCCTTTTAGCCATAAACAAGTAGATTTTGTAACGCTATGCCCATACTCCCAGGGCTGAATAATTTGATCGGGTTTTCTCCAGATATTGCTCATAATCCCTATTGGATTTTCTATTGCATACCTAGGAATGTCTGCTCTAGCTAATGCCATAAAGAAATCAATACCTTGCTGCTGCCTTCCGTCTGCTCTTTTTTGTGCAAAATGTCTTGCCCCTGATACTGCTAAATGAGTGCAAGGCGGGTGAGCAATCATTAGATCCCATCCTTCATTAATGATGTCTAAGACATCACCTTGATAGTGTGGTCCTAGTTTATCAGTAGGCATAAGATCGCAGGATAAGGCGCTATGCCCCCCCCTAATAAACGCATCTCTAACTACACCAGAGAACTCACAAGCTACTAAAACTCTCATTTGTTGCACTCCTTTTAAAAATATGTTTTAATGCGCCTAAGTTTGTTTTATAGGTGGTTTTAGGTCAGTTTTGCGATGGGGGCATCCATAACGATTTAAGACCATTCACCATTAAAACCACCTGCAAAGCAAACTACTACGGGGGCATTACCCACCCCTCCTAAACATTGTGGTGATGGATAGGGATAAACGAGCTGGCTACCATCTGGAGGACCTTTACAGGATCGCACCTCTTTAGTTAAGCAGCAACCGATAAACGATAACCACTCTCTTTTTTGAGATCCCCGCCTAAAGCGGGTTTGGGGCTTAGCTCTTTTCATTTAGTCACCGCAAAAACACGCAATTCCATCATCATCAGCAAATAAATCGTCTTGGACATCGGTGTAATTCATCATTTGTGCGTAAGATGGTCGGTCTTTTCTAAACCTTGCGCCATCTCCAGTAAATTTGCCAGCAGAGTGGATTCTGCCTTCTTGAGTAGCCCACCAGATCGCCCGTGATGGTTTTTCAGCAATTAGAGATTGAATTTGATGGCGACCTTTTAAGAAGCACAAGTCACAATTTCCATGAACTGTCTTTCCGTTGCGGTTCGGTAATCCCAAGTCAAACGGCTGCTCCTGCCAAAACCTGCCAACATCGGCAGCAGTTACCCCTGCGGTATAGAGAGGCACTCTCTCCCTTGCCATCTTGACCGCCCGTCTTGGTTCGTCTGCTCTGATCCCTACCCAATCCATGTTTTCGTTGTGTTCCCATCCTAATGACTTCAAATAGCGGTGAATGGTGCGGATCTTGAGTTCTATCGTGCAAAAGCGTGTGACAGGGTTAGGAAGATAGTTTTTCTTGGTAATTAAAGCCTCAAACGGCTCTCCAGACCTGCTGGCAGTTAAAAAATCCACCACCTTGAACTTGGGATCAGTCGGTAAATACTCAACCCAATCAATAGGCACTTTCCAATGGTCTGAGCAATCCTGAACGAATCTTAAGGTCGCTTCTTCTTCTTTGCCTGTGTTTGCGAAGATCACTTTGGCTTCCTCTGGTAGTCCGTCATTACTCTGAAGGACTCGCCAAAGCATATAAGCCGAAGTTCTGCCACCGCTAAAGCTAATGACAGTCGGTTCTAGTATTTTGAATGGATCACTCATTAAAACGCTTTCTAAGAGGTTTTCTCACAGGCGTGATACTTACCCTTACTCTGATGGTTTAAAAGGCTAGAATAAGCCATATAAGAGGAAATACCGCTATTGCACAAGTAATAAGGATAAGTTTGTCGGTTAAGGTATCTTCTTTATGCATTTAATGACCCTTTCTTAACGGTTGAACTCCAGGCGTTGAATGACAAGGGGTTCTCTCCTTGTTTCATGCACCAATAGACATAGGCGTGATACTTTTCTTGTTTTGACATAATTTCTCCAAAGTGTTGTTTTTGTGCTGGCTTTGCTTCTGATCGGACAGGCGCGGGAGTTTTACCCCCTCTGCTCTGTTTTAAGCTGCAATCTCTTGTTGCTCGTATTTAGCAAACTCCAATCCCTTAATAAAAGCGTGCATGAGGTCATATAATTCTTGTTTGCTAACATGACTATGAACAATTGGAGTTGAGCAGCCTCCGCCTTCATTAACTGTTCTGTGAACACAAACACCTCCATAGGCATGACTGATTGAAAAGTGACCTATAGCAATGTTTCCCGTATTAACATAACGGTAATTCATTGGTGAATTGGTCAATGTATTGATGTATTGACATAAGTTTTCTAATTGAGAGTTAGTGATTCTTTGCATGATTTGATTCCTATGTAGTTAGGTTTTAAGGTACTGATTAACGGTTGTTCAAGTTGTAAGAGCTATGCTCCCAAGTATTGCAAAACATTTCGTGGTCAAATAACCCTGCAAGAATGTAATTTTCGCAAGCCTCTAAGACTTCTTTCCAGGTTTTGTATTGTTCATCATGAGTGACAATCTCACCATCGTAAAAGTCAACATGAAACCCATCAACATTACTATAAGCAAAAGCACAATCATTAAGCAAAGCCCACTCACACAAAGGCTCACCTTCATCATTGTCGTATGTATCAAAAGTGACTTGACCTTCATTTAACCCATATAAAGCACAGTCAATCATGAAGTCATAAGTCTTGTAAACAGGGCTATCAAAATCTACAACCCAATAAGCGAAGTTATCGTCTATCACTTGAGTAGCTGTAATGTTGACAATAACTTCATGTGTATTTACATCTGTGAATACTAGTTTCATGGTTTACTCCTGGTAGTTAGGTTATACAACTATACTGCATAGATATGATTATACACATATATAAATTATGTGTTGAATATTTTATTATTGTTGTTTTTTTACACGCCAGCACCTTAGAACGCTTCAGATCCTGGAGTAAGTTGCATAGCTATGTTCTACCGTCTATATAGTATATAATTACTATATAGAAATCATTTCTATGTAGCTATCATCTATCGTATAAGTTAGTTTATATAGTTGCTTAGTAGATAGTCTTATAGATAGTCAGACAGTAAAACAGATAGATTGATAGATTGCCTACTCCCTGCTCTCTCTGGAATTAAAAAGGGCTACTCTCTCAGTCATGACTGCATAACTGCATAGTCTGGAAAGGTTCTGGCTAGGCTTGCAAGATCAGTTGCAGCTATACCGAGAACTGCCCTAGTGCTTGGGTCGAGGGTCGGTGTGGAGCGTGCCCCACTCGTCTTTCCTTCCAAAAAAAATTCCTACTTTTTAGAAATATTGGTGAATATGTGTATCATGTCGTGTATGATGAGTGCGAATATAAAGGAGAACCCCCGTGACAATTGAGGTTGATAAAAATATCCCCATCCCACCAGAGAAAAAGCGCAATGTGTACCCATATAAGGTAATGAATGTAGGTGAGAGCTTCTATATCCCAGACGGTAAACTACAGATTGTCTGTAATGCGAACTACCGTTCTGGCAAACAATTAGGGCGTAAATTCATCGCTCGTAAAGAAAACGAAGGAGTGAGAGTATGGAGAACGGAGTAAATAAGAAGGAATCCGTAGAGCAATACATCGAAAAAGCGGATGATTTTGCGAAAAAGAGCTACATGGATAGGATTTGGCGTATGGATAAGGAACAGATCTTCCATGAGCTGATGCGTGTGCATGGGGAATCCTCCAAGCTCCTCTTTGCAGCCCAGATGGAAATAGAGCATTTACGCTCCTTGCTAGATCCTGAGCAAGATGGCGATGCCATCCATTGATTACGAAAAGCTAACCCAAGAACGATTACTTTATAAAACAGAGATGCTCAGGGCGCTCTCTTGCCGAACCAAAAGGCAAAAGATCAAGCTGGCAGCCGAATGGAAAGCTAAGTACAGTCCAATGACTTATGACGGTCTAATTGCCTTAGCACGCAATCATTCTGCCCGCCTAAAAGTGGCGTATTGGGATATAGCGAACTTTGAAACAAAGAAGCTGGATAAACACAATTGAAAAACTTTGACCTAAAGAATTTTTATCACTTTTGTAAGCAGCTAAAAATTGAAACAAAAGAGCAAGGTCTGCGGAAGATGGATAACCTCCTGGGTACGCAAACCTATGTCATGGAAGAAATTACGAAGGGATTGCAAGACGATTGCCATTTCTTTGTCATCTTGAAAGGAAGGCAACTTGGCATCACTACAATATCACTCGCACTTGATCTCTACTGGCACTTCACCCATCCAGGGCTTCAAGGCACACTCACAACTGATACGGAAGAGAATCGGGATATGTTCCGAT